CACGCAGCAGCGCGTCGATGACAGAGAACCGCATCTGCCCACCCTGCTGGCCCTCGGCCCACTTGGTGGTGATCACGTCCACGGTCTGCTCGGTCATGATCCGGCCGTCGCTGTCCTTGAACAGCTCACCCTTGGCGGCGCGCCAGGCAGCTTCGCAGCACGCATCCTTGACCTTCTGGGCAACGGGATCGAGATACTGCGGATCCAGGGCGTAGTTGCTCAGGATGTACTGCGTGGCGCGCCGGAGCGCGACCTCCTGGGCCGGCTCTTCGGCTGGCCATGCATGGCCGTAGTTCGCCATGTACGTCGCCGCCTCGGCCAGCGTCACGAGGCTGTCATAGCCATGGTCAGGAGCAATTGTGAGTGGCATATTTACTCCGTAAGTTTTTGTAATCCCAATGGAATAGATTTACTCTTTTTAAGGAGATGAAATGCCAAGCTTCACCATCCGAATGGTCCTTCATGATGCGAGCTGGGATGAGTACATCCAACTCGCAGCAGAAATGGCAACCAGAGGATTTATCGACACAATCAAAGGAACCAGCGGGAATACATACACGCTTCCAGATGCCGAGTACTACGGTCAAGCCAAGGACATAGATACCGCAATGACGCTATCAAGAGAAGCGGCGGAAGTGGTGGGTCGCAAATACGCTGTCTTCATCACTCAGGTCGCTGCTACAAAATGGATTGGGCTCGAAAAGGCTTAACCCACTAGTCAGCAACCAGCAGGGCCTGCAGGTCGGCCTTCTTGGCGCCGTCGGGCACCTCGACGCCCTTGGCTTCCAGCGCGGCGCGCAGCTCGGCCACGGTGGCCTTCTTGGCGCCGTCGGGCTCGCCATCGTCTCCCGGGTTCTCGTAGCCCTCGGGCATGAAGATGGCGTCGATGATTTGGAAGCCGCGCTTGCGCAGTTCCGCTTTGCGCTCCGGCTTCACCGGATGCGGCTCGTACCAGACCTTTTTGTCTTGCATGTGGTTCTCCCAGAGGGAGAGGGGCCGAAGCCCCTCCCATTACTTGGCGGCGTCGCCGACGGTGATCACGCCGGCCGAGGCCTTGACGCTGTTGGCCACCAGATCCCAGTTGGTGCCGGTTGCCAGCTCAGCATCAGTGGGGCTCTTGCCGCCGTTGGCGGTATCCCAGGTGTAGCCCTTCAGGCCCAGACCGAAGGTGTAGTCGGCCTGCATCGTGGTCTCGATGCGGTTCTTGCCGTTGGTGGTCTGGATGTTGGTGATGAGATCCGAGCCGTCGGAGACGACTGCAGCGCCGTTCACCAGGGACAGCACCTTCACCTTGTCGGGAGTGCCCGCCGTGAACAGCGAAGGCGCATCCGTGACGATCACGGCCTTGCCCAGGATGTCCACGATGGTCACGCCGCTGAAGGTGAACAGCTTCTCGGCGTTGGCCAGGTTCTGGCCGATCAGCTTGTGGTACATCGCACCCGTCATCACCTGGGCCACGATGCGCGCCGAAGCGTCGCCGAACTTGGCGTGCGCGCTGTTGATCGCGCTGTAGGTGATGCCAGCCGTGGCGGACACGTCGTTGGTGGCGCCGGCCTGGTTGCCAATGGCGGCCACCAGCGCGGCGATGGCCGTGTTCAGCTGGTCGGCCATGATGGCCTCGGACAGGTTTCGCGAGATCACCTCCAGTGCTTCCTCGGGCGACTTCTGAATCCAGGACAGTTGGCCCGGCTCCCACAGGATGGGACCGAAGCCGCCTGCGATCTTCACGGTGTCGTACTGCTTCTGTGCCAGCGGCGTGGCGGATTGCGCGCCGTTGGAGGCGTAGCGGTCCACGCGGCGCTGGGCGCTGTGGATGCCAGCCCAGAAGGATTCCTGCAGGAAGTCGCCGTCGATGCTCTGCGTCGTCAGCTGGATGGAGCCCGCCGATGCAGCGTTGAACTTGGCCACGTCTTGGGCCAGGGTTTCGATGGTGGCCAGCTTCAGGTACTCGTTGAATACCTTCATGTCGGACAGTGCCATGATTTGCCTTTCTGCGCCTTAGGCGCCAGATGTGAGTTGCTTCATTGCGGCAATACGGTCGGCCTTGCTGCCGCCAAAGTTGCCCTGTTGTTTGCCACCACCATGGCCGCCCTGCGCGCCAGAGCCGGATGCCCCGGAGCCCTTCAGGATGTGGTCCTTGCCCGGGTACTGATTGACCAGCATTTCCAGCGCCTCATCGAAGCCGGCCAGGTCACCCGGGCTTGCTGCGCTGTAGAGCTTGTTGCCGTTCGCGTCCTTGGCGACGACCTTTCCCTCTTCGATGCTGAAGGCCTTGCCGAAGTAGGCCTGCACCAGGTCAGGCGGGATCGCCAGCTTGTCCAGAGCGAACTTGGAGCGAGCGAAACTGCCGCCGATCATCTCGGCGTACAGCTGCTGCTCCAGCTTCGATGCGTTGCCGTTGGCAGCGTCCAGTTGGGCCTGGAACGCCTTGGAGATTTCGGCCTTGACCTTCTCCACTTCGCCAGCGTCAATCAGCTTCTTTTGGTCCAGCGACTGGATGGTCTCCAGCGCCTTGCGGGCAGCATCCGGGTCAGCGATCCCCTCGAAGCCCTTGAGTTTGCTTTCTGCATCCTCGAAGCGCTTGCGGTATGCGGTGCTCTGGCCGGTCAGCTCGCCGATCTTGGCGAAGGCCTTCGCGCCATCGAAGGCGATCTCAGTGCCGTCATCCTTGATGTACATGGGAGCGCCGTCTTGCAGAACAACCGCGCCGTTGGAGTCGAGTTTCAGTTTCATGGTGGTGGGACGAGCTTTCTGCTCAGAAGTTGATGGCTTACTGCCGACGAACCCGCGTCTGCTTTCTGCTTGCGACGGGCATGAAAAAGCCCGCCGTGATTGCTCAGGGCGGGCGGGGAAAGGGTGATAGCCTCTTTCAAAAGGAGGCTTCATGAAAAAAGCTGATTGCGAGCGGGCGATTCGCGCCCTTGTGCATCAATGGGCGTCTACCGTGCACCCAGGGAAAGACAAAGGCCAACTCTATGACTCAGAGTTCATTCGTTGGCTTGAGGTTAATCACCCCGAACTATTGAGTTTCAGGTCAACCACATCCGTCAGAGACAGGGTGGTAGATTGGTTCGCACAAGAGACCAAGCAGACGTGGCGCAACTAGGCGCCTACTTCACTGCCTTCGGCTTCGTTCGCCTGGGCTTCGGCTCTTTCGCCACCTTGAACTCGGGCGGCATCATGGGCGACCAGATGCCCTTCTTGTCGCAGAGGTAGCAGATCCGGTCTTCGACCATGGTGCCTCGCTGGTAGCGGCCCTTCTCATCGATCCATGAGCCATTGACCACGGTCATCACGGCCCGGCCGCCACACTTTGGGCACTGGAGCATGCCCGGCGGCCGATACCGTGCCTTGACGCGCTCTATCAGGGCGGTCTTGGCGTCTGGCTCGGCTGGCGGGACGAGGGAGAGATGCTTCGGCTTGTCAGTCACCAGAAAACGCTTCAGTGCGCTTTGGATCGATTCTGGAGGTGGTCGGCCATCGCGAGCAAGACAGGCAATGGCCTGAACCCGCCACTACCGAGCTCGCGCAGGAATGCCGGGACATCCATATCCATAGCAGCCGCACCTATCGCCGTAGCGCCTGGCATCAGCTCAGCCAAAGCCGAGAAGTCTTCACGCTTCAACTTCTCCTGTGACGCCATCCGGGTCAGCACTTCATGCATCAAGCTCTGGCCCGCCTGGTCGCCCTGGAAAGCGTTGGATATGGAGTTCATAGCGCCATTCTGCCTATAAGCCGGCCCGCTTAAAAGCCTCTGCATCCCGCTGCCTCAGCTCATCGAGCGTGAGATAGCGGCCCTTCGAGTCGTACATCGCATCCATGCCCAGCTTGCCGTCGCGCATCAGCCGGGCCCGGGTCTCGCCGAGCACATCGGTCTGGCGCGCGAGAGACTGGTTCTTTAGCCAGTCCGCGTAGCTCGTTTCCTTCGGCACTTGGCCGTCCATGCTGGCCCGGGTGCGCCCGTTGACCTCCACGTCCGGCAGATCAATGCCCAGCTCCTTGTGGCTCTTGAGCACCGGCACCTGGCCGGAGCGGCAGCGCCAGTGCAGCCGGCCCGGGCCGCTCAGCCATGGCACCTTGTGGCCGATGGGTTTATGCGTGTCGGGCGTGTACAGCAGCCGGTCTCGGATGCGGCACATGGGCGACGTTCGCAGGTCCAGGGTCGAAGACCACATGGACGCCTTGATCAGGCCCGCATTGGCCTCCATCACGTTGTCCTGCGCCACGCCGGCCATGTGAGCCAGCGCAGTCCTCACGACTGCCTCGATATCCCGGCGATCCTTCTGGATCAGCCCGTCGATGTAGCCCTTGGCCCGAGTGCCGCGCAGCTCTCGGATGATTTGGTCGGTGGTCTTGCCCTCGACAAAGCCCTGGGCGATGGCCTGACGCACGCGCTTGAGCTTACCTGCATCCAGATCGCTCCAGATACCCTGCAGCAGATTCCCCTGGAAGGGCCGAGAAAGCGCCGCAGCGTAGACCTGCTCTGCCGACACTGCCGCCACATGCACGCCCACCGGCAAATGCGTCTTGAGCATCTGCTCCTGGTAGCTGACTTCGTAGGGAACGAACTGCTTCAGCTCTTCAGTCAGGGCTCGCCCCAGCTGGGCGTATGCCTCGCTGTTCAGCGACCAGATGCTGGTCAACAGCGACTCCAGGCGCTGCATGGTGAAGCTGCCAGCATCCAGTCCTTCCAGCCTGGCGGCCAGTTCAGCCATCAGCCGCTGGTCCGAGCGGTTCAGCAGCGCGATGATGCGCGCCACGACTCCGTTGTCGTACCGTTGCAGCGCGACCATGTGCCGGATGGCTTCCGAGAGAATCAGGTCATTGACCGAGGCCATCAGTCACCTCCGATGGTTCCGAGTGCCGGCCCCTCGCTTGCGATGCGGTCGAACTCCGCTTCAGCGTCCAGATCAGGCGAGAGCACGCCGCGCCGCTGCATCTCCTTGATCGCCGTCTCCTTTGACAGCAGCCCGGCCTGGTACAGGCTCACGATCATCTGCGCGCCGGCCTCCGTGAGGCTCTGGGCGGCGAAGTCCTTGAACAGCGTCACCTTGGCCGTACGGTCGATGCCGAGCCACGCGGCCATGTAGTCCAGCACAAGATCCAGCGCGTCCTCGTAGTTCTCCACGATGCTCTGGAGCGCGGACTTGTTGGCCTCGGCATCGTTGGACGCCTCCGTCGCAGTGCGCTGGCCGGGCTGTGCGACCAGCAGTTCGGCACCCGTTTGGATCATCTGCTCCTCAAGAGCGTTCAGCTCGGAGCGCCCAACAGTCACGGACTCAGCCGAGCCCTGCAGCACATCTGCGCTCCCACCGGCTGGCAGGTTGACCGCCTGGCTAGCCGCCATGACGATCTCATCCTTGTTGTTGATGCCCGAGAACACCAGCAGACGCTTGCGGGCAAAACGGGCAGAGTCGTCCTGGTCGCTTTCGTTCTGCCAGTGCTTCACGTTCAGATAGGCCAGATTCAGCAAAGGAGGCATGCCCTGCATGAATGCAGCGCGCCGGCCGTAGACGGGCACGAACGGGATGAAGCTCAGGGTTGTCGCCCCAGACTCCTCGCTGACCAGTGCATAGCTGCCGTTCGCCGATTCCTCCCATACCTCGAAGGAGCCGGGCCGGAGAACCCGCACCCGCTTCAGGAGCTTGGTCCCATAGTCCCCGTCCGGCACCTCCTTGGTCTCGGCGATGCGCAGCATCGTGAGCCCAGGCTTGCCGCCGACTTCACCCACCATCCAGCCCAGGATCTGCTCAGCCTTGATGTGCACGCAGTAAGGGCGCGCGCCGATGGCCTTTTCCTCAGCCCGCGTCCTCGCCCTGCCTTGCGTTCGGGTGAAGTCCACCAGGATGCCGCCGAAGCCGTACTTGATGGCCGAATGGTCGAACACGTCGGAAGCGAAGGCATGCAGGCTGCGGCCTTCGCCGTCGATGTTGTTGCACAGGTCGAGGATGACGTCGGGCGTGTCCTTGGAGAGCGTCACTTCCTTGGCGAACGGCTTGCCAGCCATCACCGTGCAGGTGCGCTCGAAGGCAGGGAACAGAGTGGCCACCGCCAGGCGGTAGTTGTAGTCGTCCAGGTCTTCCTTCGGTTGGCGCGGCAGGAACGTCGTGGACGCTGCACGCATGGTCCGGGTGCCACCCAGCAGCGCAGTCAATAGGGGCCACTCCGCCTCCATTGCTGACATCTTCGGGTCGCGGTCTTGAACGTTCAATGCCATAGAGAAACCCGCCTCCATTGCTGGGGCAGGCCTGTTTTCACATGCGGAAGGTGAACGCCGCTGCTTGTTTCTTCACGATGGGCCACATGTATGCGATGGGATAGCCCGCCGCGTCGATCACATGGTCCACGCCGCTGGACTTGTCCGGCAGCCCGTTCTTGTCGTAGGCCTGCTGCTCCAGGGCCTCGGTCAGCTTCGGGCACCTCAGCGTGTTGACCTTTAGGCGCCGAACACCCTCCCCATTCAGGATCAGGGCGTTGACGGCGTTGATGCGGTCGGCCACCGCTGGGTTCGTGCCGTTCACCTGCACGGTCAGGTTGTGATCCCGCAGGATCGACAGGTCCGACTCGCTGGCGTTCTTGCTGCTGCTGTTTTGTCCAGAGGCGTCGGGATACACCGTGACGGCGTGGCCCTTGTCCTGGTAGCGCTCCTTGAAAAGCCGCGCCATGTAGGGTGTGTCCCGACCGTCCGTGATCTCATCCACTGCAACCGGCCAGCCATCCCTCAACACGTAAGCTACAGCCGCCATGTGTAGGCGGTTGAAATCCATGCCGAGCATCACCGGCTCGCCCTCCTGCAGCGACTCAAAGCTGTGGTTCAGCTTCCGGTCGAAGTCGGGGTAGACGCTGCCCGAGGTCAAGTTGACGAACAGGCCAAGCAGGTAGGCATCGATCAGCTGCTTGGGGTAGCTGTCGAACAGCGACGGGATGTAGTCGGCCGGCAGGTTCTTGGCGTTCTCGAACGTGCTGGCCTGGATCAGGCCGTACAGCTTCGACAGTTCCGGCTTGTCCTGTACCGCCTTGACGAACTGCTGGTGCGTGAACTTGAACCCCTCAGGGGTCGTGGTCACGTCCACGCCGTTCTTCAGGCCGTCCACCTTGTAGCGCATCCGCGCGATGATCTTGCGCCAGGCCTGCTCAGCCTTCTGCTTGGCCATCACGTCCAGCTCATCCACCAGCGCCTGGCCGATCTTGAAGCCCACGATGGACTCGGGACGATCCATGGAGCGGCAGATCACCGTGGTGCGGTACTGGCGGCCGGAGTAGAGGTGAACCTCCTTGTTCGACTCCCGGATCTCGGTTCTCAGCCCCCAGTCGTGCGCCACCTCTTCAATAGTCGGGAAGAAGATGTCGCGGATCTGCGGGTAGCTTGGGGCGAAGTAGCCGGCGTTGATGCGCGGGAACTCCCAGGCATGTGCCGAAAGGCCCGAGCACCCAACCCAGGTCTTGCCAGAACCGAACCCCGCCACGAAGGCGCGGAACTTGTGTGGCAGAGCGAGGAAGCGGGACTGGGGGACATTCAGGCGCGGGCTAACGGTCTGCATCGGCGCTTGCGTCCTGCACCTGCACGACGACCTTGACCGGCTGCGGCACCTCTCCGCCCTTGCCATCACCATCCAGAGGCTTGCGGTTCACGTACATGTCGCCGCACTCCTTCGCCGCCTGCTCCAGCACCTGGAGAGCCAGCGGCATGTTCTTCATGGACTCGGCCTTCGAAACGATGCGCTGCAGCACCTTCAGCCGGTAGGAGCGTTGAGCAATCGGGATCTCGGTGATCTCGTTCTTGAACGCGTCGCGCGTGGCGAAGAACACGTCCCGCCACTTCTTGGACAGGTCCTTGCCCGACGCCTTGGTCGGGTCGTAGACCGCAACATGCGCGCGGTCCAGCACCAGGCCGAATTCCTCCTTGACCGCCTCAGCTACCTGAGACGGCGTGTCGTAGCAGGCGAGCGCTTGCACAATGAAGCGCTTGACCGCCTCATCGAGCCTCGCCATATGCGCTCTCCTGTATATGAGTGGTGAATGTTATGCCGCAACCTTGAGACAGGTGCCGCATGCGTGAGCGATATTTCCCATCCGCAGCTCCGGGCCGGCGTTCGCCGCATCCACGAGCCGCTTCACATCGACCGAAGGGCCGTAGCGCTTGACCACGCCGACGAACTCCTCGACGTCGTGGCCGCGGATCTTCAGCTTGGGTTTGCCGTCCTTCCCGAACTTGGGTGC